AAAATAACATTATTATATAGGAGAATAAAATGGCTTTTTGCACAGTAGCAAACATATCAGAAATTCTGCCTGAAATATATAACTATGGGATTAGTTCAGCAAATGTAACAACCTATGGTTGGATAACTAAAGCAGAAAATGATATTAAACGACAATTAAGAAATGAGTGGTGGGCTAAATACCAGTCAGATAGAGTAAAAGATATTTCCTATCTAGGAACACAAGAGATGGATTCGGATAAATTAACTGAAAGCCAATTTAATAAACTTTGTATTTATAGAGTATTAGGTTGGTATCTATTTCCATCATTATCTAAATGGAATCCAGATGGACAAGAAGATAAGTTTCAAATGAAAATGAAATATTATAGAAATGAATATGATGCAGAATGGACTGCAATATTAAGAGATGGAGTAGAATATGATGCAGATGATGACAGCTCTATAACTAATGTTGAAAAAGAACCACTACATACATTGAGGTTAGTAAGATAATGGATTGGGGAGCATATATATTTTTAGCAGTATTAATTGTTGTATTCTTTTGGATAGTTACCTTAACATGGAAATAACAATTAGAACTAATGCAAAGTTAATATCAAAGAAGATTAAAAATCTAATGCGAAAAAGACCAAGAGCAACTAGGGCAGCATTAGGTAAAGCAGCAGAGTTTGCTAAAGCAGGTATTAAACAAAGAACACAAGAGAAATCTTTAGATGCTTTTATGAAACCACTAGCACCATATTCTGAAGCATATATAAAGTTTAAAGGTGGTAAATATACAGGTAAAGTGGATTTAACATTAACCAGTAAGATGTGGTCAAGTTTAACAACAAAAGCAGATGCAAGAACAGCAAAATTATTTTTTCTTGGAGAACCACAAAGATATGCAGCATATCAACATTTTGGAATGAGGAGAGGTGGTAAGATTTCTAAACCAAGACCTTTTTTTGCATTATCCGATAAACAACAAAAAGCAATAACAAATATATTTAGTAACGAATTTAGAAAGAGATTTCATTTATGAGTGAACGAGAAGATATAGCAGGAAATATAATAACAGTTTTAGATGCAATGAGTTCTCCTGAATTAAAAAAAATAACAAGAGAACCATTTAGCGAAGATGAATTGTCTAACTCTCAATTCCCTTGTGCATTTATACAAAGTGGAACAGAGATTAGAGAAGATAGATCACTCTCGGCAGATAGAGAGGGAACTATTGATTATGTCATAGTTGGGTTTGTTAAAGGAACAACATCTAACATTGACACTTTAAGAAATGAACTAATAGCTGGGATAGAAACAGCTTTAGAATCTGACAGAACTAGAGCAGGTAATGCTTTAGATACCCAAGTTGTAGAAGTATCTACTGACGAGGGTGCGATTTACCCCTATGGGGGTATTCGAATGACCATAAGAATCCTTTATCATTATGATAAAGGCACACCATAATAGGAGGTAAATATGGCAGAACGAGTGAAACTAATTATGCCAAATGGAAAAGATGAAATTGAAGTTTGGGATAGTGATGTTGAATATTTTGAAACATTAGGTTACACAGCAAATGCTGAAAAACCTAAAAAATCTAAAAAGGAGGATAAATAGATGGCGACACATACAGGAAGTGCAGGACTAGTTAAAGTAGGTTCTAATACTTGTGCAGAAGTAAGAAGTTTTACACTAGATACATCTGCTGAAATTTTAGAAGATACAGCTCTTACAGACACTTCAAGAACCTATGCAGTAGGTAAAAAAGGAGCAACAGTTTCTGTGGAATGTTGGTGGGACGAAACTGACACTAATGGACAAATTGCAATAGCAGAGGGAAATCAAGTTACCCTTAATTTATATCCAGAGGGTGCAGATAGTGCCGACTACTATTTTAGTGGAACTTATATTATTACTGGGCAATCAGTATCTGTTCCAACAGATGGTATTATTGAAGCAACTTTTAGTGCAACAATGACTGGTGCACTGACAAGAGGAACTGTTTAATTGACACGATTCAATTCATAACATATATTATTATTCATGAATAATAAAAAAGACTGGAAAGCGATTGATAGTGTCGTTAATCAATTTAACGAACATACAATAAGAAAAATAGAAGTGCCAGAATGGAAAGGTAAAGATGGAGGAGCATTAACTATATATGTAACTCCCTTTACCCTTACAGAAAAACAAAGAGTGTTTAATAGGGCTAATGTTTCTGATGTAGGAGCATTAGCAGATATTGTTATTATGAAAGCACAAGATGAAAAGGGTAATCAACTATTCACAATGGACGATAAACCTGTCTTGATGCAAAAGGCAGATGCCGACATAGTGGCACGAATAGCAAATGAGATAACTACACCGAAGACTGATTTACAGTCAGAAAAAAAAAATTAAAAAAAGACCATGAGCAATTTGCTGTGATGTTTGTAGCAGAACAGCTAGGTATGTCTTTAACAGAAGTTGGGAAGATGTCTGTTGAGGAATTAATACAATGGATTGCTTATTTTGAAGTTAAAACAGAAAAAGGAAATAAAAAATAATGGCAGCTACACAAAGAATGAACATTGACATTTTAGCACGAGATAAAACAGCTAAAGCAGTTAATAGTTCAAGAAAAAGATTTGATGGATTAAAGAGAAGTTTATTTAATGTAAAAACTGCAATGGCAGGTATTGGGTTTGGTTTACTTGCAAGAAACCTTATTAATACTGGTAAATCCATTGAAAGTTTACAAGTAAGATTAAAGTTCTTATTTGGTTCTGCTGAAGAGGGAGCAAGAGCATTTGATAAGATGGCAGAATTTGCTAGTAAAGTTCCTTTTTCATTAGAACAAATACAACAAGGTGCTGGAAATCTTGCAGTAGTTACTAATAATGCAGATGAATTAGCACATATAATGGAAATTACTGGTAATGTTGCTGCTGCAACAGGACTAGATTTTAGAACAACTGCCGAACAAGTCCAAAGATCATTGTCTGCTGGTATATCTGCTGCTGATCTTTTTAGAGATAGAGGTGTAAAAGCAATGCTTGGGTTTAAAGCAGGTGCAACAGTTTCTATTGAAGAAACAAGAAAAGCATTTGACCGAGTATTTGGGGAGGGTGGACAATATGGAAAAACAACTGAAGAATTAGCTAAAACATTTGAGGGAACACTCTCAATGATTGGAGATAAAGTATTTAATTTTAAAAGAGTATTATTAGATGCAGGTTTATTCCCAGAGTTGAAAAGACAATTTGGCGATTTGAATAATTTTCTTGCTGACAATGGAGAACAGGTAGATGAAATAGCAAGAAAAATAGGAGAAACATTAGGAAAAGCAGTTGCTGGAACTGGAGATGCTGTAAAATTTTTACATCAACATAGTGATGCACTCTTACTTACTTTAAAAGCATTGGTTGTATTAAAAATTAGTTCTATGTTTTATAATATGGCAACAGCGATTGGTGCAGCAAGTCTTGCTATGGGTAAGCTAAATGCTTTAACAAAAAAGAATATTATTTTATTAACTGCAACTGGTGTAATAGTGTTTTGGGATAAACTTAAAGGCAAAATACAAGAAACATTTGGTGTATTTAAAGATGAGATAGAAGAATTAGAAGAAATTGCACCTAAAGCAGAAACTGTGTTACCACCTTTAACTGGAGAAAAGGAAGTAAAAAAAGTTAAAGATATTACAGAAGCAACAACAGACTTAAAAAAAATAACAGATAAATTATTAACTACTGAAGAAAAAGCTCTCCAAGTAAGAGATGAATCATTAAAACTTTTAACAGAAAATGCAGCATTTCAATCATTAAGTTTTGCAGAACAAGTTAAATGGATTGGTAGAGTAACAGATGAATATGAAGAAGCAATTAAAGCAACAGATGAATTAACAGAAGCAGAAGAAAGAGCCAGAGATATTGGTAAAGAATTAGGTTTAACATTTACATCTGCTTTTGAAGATGCAGTAGTAGAGGGTAAGAAATTTAGAGATATTCTACAAGGTATATACAAAGATTTATTGAGAATAATGTTAAGAAAAACTATTACTGAACCAGTCGGAACATTTTTATCAGACACACTTTCTGCTGGAGTAGGAGCTTTATTTCCAGGCAAACAATTTGGTGGTTCAGTTGCAGGAGGAAAACCACATATAGTAGGAGAAGCTGGACCAGAGTTATTTGTTCCAGGTTCATCTGGTAGTGTAGTTCCTAATCATCAACTAGGTGGAGGAACAAATGTAGTTCAAAATATTAATGTATCTACTGGTGTTCAACAAACAGTAAGAGCAGAAATTATACAATTAATGCCAATGATTAAAAAAGCAAGTGTAGAAGCTGTGCTTGAAGAACGATCAAGAGGTGGTCAAATGGCACAAGCAATGGGAGCAGTTTCACAAAACTCATAAAGGAAAAATAAATGACAACTTATGCAATGCCAACAACAATAAGTCCAAAATCAGCAAGATTTGGATTAGTAACAAACACAAGAAGTTTTGTAAGTCCATTAAGTGGAGCAGTTCAAACAACAGCTATGAGTGGAGCAAGATGGACAGCTACATATACTTATCCACCAATGACACATGCAGAAGCAGGAGAATTTCTGGCATTTCTTATTTCATTACAAGGAAGTGAGAATAGATTTAATGCTTGGGACCCATTACATAAATTAAAAGGTAATAGAGGAACACCTACTGGCACACCATTAGTTAATGGTGGCAGTCAAACTGGAACTGCTCTTGTGACAGACGGTTGGAGTGCAAGTACTTTAGTTTTAAAAAAGGGAGACTATTTTGTGGTCAACAACGAACTCAAAATGGTCACAGCAGATGAAACATCTGATGGTAGTGGAGATTTAACAATTAATTTTGAACCTGCTTTAAGAGCAAGTCCATCTAACAATGCAGCATTAACAATATCGTCTTGCACAGCAGTTATGATGTTAGTTGATGATAACCAGACAATGTGGGATCAAACGAGTATAGAAAACTATGGTTTAACATTCTCAGGAATAGAAGCTTTTACTTCATAATGAAATGGCAAAATAAAGGTAAAGGTAGAAGAAAACGAGGTTCTAAACAAAGAAAAGCAAGACGAAGAAGAAACAGAAAAAGGAGGTAGCATGAAGTGGTTTATGCTAATAATGTTTGTTCATATTTCACAATATGGACTTGAACAACCAAGTAATGTAAAATTTATTAAGATTGAAAAGGAATACAACTCTATGAAAGAATGTATTGATGATCAACCAAAACAAACGATAGAACAGATAAAGAAATTTGATTTTGATTATGATTGGAAAGTAGCATCATGCACAAATAGTAGATTTCACATGTATTTATATCCTAATTATCCTAATAAAACGAAAGAAATATTAAAAGGAGTTCCGATAAAATATGGATATGATAAGATTAAAAAAAATAAAAAGACTAATTAAAGATATTATGACTATTAAAAAAAGTGGTAAGTTACCTGGTCATACAGGACCACATGGAGCAAATCCAGATAAAAGATAAATTAAAAAAGAGAGAGTAGTGCCGAGTATATTCAAAACTACTCTCTCAGTATTTGAATAAATTAATAAAACATATAAATAACATAATGTTACCTATGGGAGAATTATAAACTATGACACGAACAATAGCAACAGCAAATAAAAATGAAACAACAGCAGAAGTCTTTAGACCTGTTTTGTTCTTATTCCTAGACCTTGATGGTGGAGATGTAACAGTTAATTCTTCAGACCAAGATATAGCATGGGATTTTGATGGGGATAGTAGTGATGAAACATTTACTGGTGTTGGACAATTTGGAAGTGTATCAGTAATAAATGAAAGTGCTGATTTAAAAGCATCAGGAATACAATGTATGCTTACTGGAGTTCCAACTACTCATATTAGTAATGCTTTATCAGAAGATTATTCTGGCAGAACAGCAAAACTATATATAGGATTTTTAAATGCTAGTAGAGTATTAGTAGCTGATCCAATGGTTATATTTGCAGGAAGAATAGATGCTATGGATATTCAAATAGGAAAAACTGCAAGTGTATCTGTTTCAATAGAATCAAAATTAGTAGATTGGGAAAGAGCAAGAATTAGACGATATACCAACGAGGATCAAAGAAACTTATATTCTACTGATGAATTTTGTGAATTTGTTGTGCAAACAGTAGAAAAGGAGTTGGTATGGGGACAAAAGACATAACTAAATTAGCAGCATATTTAAGTAAAGTTCAAAATAAACCTTTTAAATATGGAACTTTAGATTGTGCCATCTTTACTGTAAGTGCTGTTGATAGCCAAATTGGAACTAAATTAAAAAGTAAATTGTTTGGTAAATACAAAGACTTAAAAGGTGTGGCTAAACGAATAAAAGAATTAGGCAAAGGCAAGTATATTAATGCCATAGAAAAGATTTGCAAAGATAATAAATTTAAAGAAATAAGTCCAGATTATGCCCAAAGAGGAGATGTTTGTATTATGAAAGATAAAAACAAAACAGTAATGGGTATTATTGGATTAAATAACAAACCTGTGTTTGTAGGTAAAGAGGGTGGTTTAGTAGAATTTGATAAAGATATAATTGAAAGAGTTTGGAGGATTGAATAATGGGTGGAGTAGTAAAATCAGTTGCTATGTTTGGGCTAAAAAATGTTATAGCCGATCCATCATTAGCTGGTATAGGATTTAGTTTTAACCCCTGGACTTTTGTTGCAAAATTAGCTGTTACTCTTGCTGTTCAATCAGCATTTAATGCAGTTGCTGGAAAAAGAAAACCAACATTACCAAGCCCTGCATTTGAAGAAGAAAACGAAACAAGAAAAACAATGGTTCGTTCTACTGTTGCTCATAGGTCAGTAATGTATGGAGAAACACTTACATCAGGACCAATAATTTTTGCAGATACAAGTGGAACAGATAATAAGTATTTACATTTAGTAATTCCAATATCTCATACTGATTATGGATATGGAATAAATAGTATAGATAAAGTTTATTTAAACGATACAGCAATTACTTTATCAACTGATTTAGATGGAAGTAATGTAGTTAATACTGGCAATTACAATGGCAAGGTTAGAATAAAAACAGCATTAGGTAAATCAACTCAAACAGCAGATTCAGATGCTGTAAGTGAAATTACTAATTGGGGTTCAAATCATATTGGGAAAGGTGTCAGTTATTGTTATCTT